CATGTTCGTTTCCGTCTGCAGGAAGGACTACGCGAAACGTCCACGTGTTATCGTTGTTTCGCACCCCGCTGATGGGCTGTCCGTCAAACGTTGGGCTACCGCTCACCAGAGAGAGCAAACCCAAACCGACACCCACCGATAATTCAAGGCTCCTGTCGATGGTTATATCCACCGAAGCCGTCGTCTCCACTGGAGCCTCACCCACGAGATACGAAGCAGTAACAGTTAGCGTTACTCTTTCGTTTCGGTGAGGGTTCAATAGAAACACCCTAATAGGGGCCTCTACACCAACGCGAATGTGTGTCGGCGTCGAGAACCGAATACCAATCGGCGGTCTGCTACTCTGTGCGAACACCGCCCCACCAGCCAAACAGAGCAAAACGGTAAGCAGGATTTTTCTCATTCTTCTACCCCCTCTCTTTTTCGCTCCAGATATGCCTCATGTTGCCTGCGCCATAGGTTCCACGCCATATTCAGCATGGTCTTTGGGGAGGGCAGGCCCCTGTATTGAAAAACCTGCGTAGGGGGATAAGCAAACTGCTGGGCATTGATAAACCTGCGTATGCCCATCATGCGCCCACCCACGCAGACGGTGTAATCCAAACTATTCACCCAGACGGCAGGTCTCACAAAGTTTCGGGACAGGTCAGGTGGTAGCCCCCCATACCACGCTGACACAGTAAGCGGAGAGTTAAGCACAATGTAGAGCAGACCTCGTCGCCCTGCGCCCCCGCCATACAAAGCGTTTGACGCATGACGCAAAACGCTGAGCATCGCCATGTGTTCTTCAGCGAAAGCGTCCTCAAGAGGAGTAGAACGACAGGTAACCACGACCACGTTCTCGTTCAGGTCGCCGATGTCGTCCTCATCTCCCGTCCACCCGTCGATGTAGATGAACGGGTGGAACGCGAAAAACCGTCTCACATGGTAAGGGCAGAGCGATAGCTTCTGACCTGCCACTTTCCGCACCTCTGCCTTCGGAACCTCTCGACTGCAGACGTCGCAATAGGCTGTGTAGTTCATTTCACCAGTCTCCCTTCACTTCTTCTGTGATTTCCTCAATGGCGTCTGGGCAACGAGAAAGTATCTCATCACGCAACGCCTTCGCTTCCTCTACGGTTCTGCAGAGGAAGGTGTATACAAGCGGAGCCGTTCGTTCTCCGTCGTATACGCCCTCTTCTCCCTCTACGGAAACGTAACCTTCCGCGTTCGGAAGCTCTCGGTTAATGTGTATCCTGAGAACCACCCTTGTCTCCATGTCTCTCGACCCCTTCGGTTGTTCACGCCTATTAGACGAAACCACCAATAAAAAAGTTCCCCCCATTCAAAGGGGGAACGAAACGAAATCACGAGGAAAGCGTCATAGACCTGCTCTGCGTATGATTTCGTTCCTGATGGCTTCCTCTACAGCCTCGACAAGCTCCTCGTCAATGCGAAGCGTCTCTGCGATTTTCTCTCGGTCAGAAGCAGGAAGCCGTAATGCCCTCTCCTCAAGCCATTTGCGTAGCTGACGCCTGAAAAGCTTTTTAAGCATTTTCATCACCGTCCTTTGTAGACGCCGATAGACGCCTACGCACCTTGTTCTCCAGCATCTGTAGGACGTCCATTCCGCTGTAGCCCAAAAGCGCAGAGAAGACTGGGTGTGTGTCCACCACAAAGCCGATGAATGCGCCTATGAGAACCGATTTGAGAGACGCAAAAAACACCTGCCGACCAGAAATCGACGGCAAAACAAAGCTGTCGGCGGTGGCGATGGCGTTGACGAGACCGCCCACCGCCCCCGCCAAAATACAAACCCAAGAAAAGTGCCACTGCGAAAGTATCTCTATCATGTTACGATAGCACCGACCATGCCAATAATATCTACCGCACCAAAGCTAAATGCCATCGTAATCGCATTCATAATTCCCTGTGTGCGGAAGTCTCGTTCGGTTACAATGTTGGGCTTCTCTCTCCAGAAAAACTTCAGGGAACCTTCGCTTGGCGAAGCGAACAGGAACCAGTCGTTGCTGTCAATTAGGTAAGGATTGACAACAACCTCTAACATGTTCTGGAACGGGTTCACAAGCCCTGAGTTAGGCCCAAACTCACTTCCTGTGCTACCCTTCGAAGGATATGCCATGCTATTTACCAACACTTTCGCCCTTACTTCTAACTCAGGCGGAACCATCAGCACCTTAGGCTCTAGAATAATCGGGTTGCCTCTCCAGTCTAACGCCCTGCGGAACCGAACAAGCCCATCTCTTAATCCCGTTTCGTCAAGTTGACTTGGTATCCTGTTAGAGTAAACCCCACCTTCATACGGATGGTCTTCGGCAAACAACGACTTTCCGTCCACCCAAGTCGGGTTGGTGGCAATGAAAGCGGTGGTCAGAAGCTCAATGGTGTGTTGCGCGGCGCGAACCGCCGTCCGCGTCAAGCGACCAGAAACCACCTGATACTGGTCGCCCCGCAACAGACGCTTGGAGATTGCCCATGCATAGCCGTAATCCTTATGCACAAACAACACCTTATACCCGTTCGTGGCACTCATGAACGGCAGTTCTGCACCGTCCGCATCCCACTCAGGAAGCGTAGGAAGCCCCACAACATGCTGGTATTCCTCATACTCCTTATCCGAATTGTCGACCTCGTAAATCTGCCCAAAGATGTTCGGCTTTTGAAACTCCCGCATCAGGATTTCAGTAAGCCCTACCCGTAACAAGTTAAGCTGTCCGCTTGTAATCATAATGACCCACCCCCTTAGCTTTTACGCTTTCGCCCCTTTTGGGCCAATTCCTGAAAACGCTTTTTGCCGTATTTCTTTCTGCCAATCCATGCCGACAGGGCTTCGGGGTTTTCTACACCCCGACGCTTTAGTTTTGCAGTAAGCTGTCTAAAACGCTCTCCTGTGCCCAACGGCGGTTTTCGTTTTGCCATGCTAATAACCCTCCCATGCGTATACCAATGACGGGTGGAAGCTACAGGACGCTTGGTGTAACCACCACTGACTTCCACCAACGTAAAAACGCCGAAACTTCGTTATGCGACACATACCAGACCTTCTTTCATAAAAATAGTTCCAAGAATAGTTCTCTCCGCCCATTAGATAAGCCACAACACGTTTTTCGCCCCGTATTGTATCACGATTAAGCACAAAATGCCAATTTCTCCCCTCTACCAATACGTCCCAGTCTGGTGGTGATATGACGGCAGGAAGGAACGCCCTTCCGTCTCGGATTATACATATTTTTCGCTCCGTTTTCAAGTTACCATCCTCATCATATGGGCTGTCAAGAAGAAAACCCGCAAACTTTCTACCCGTCGGGTTCCATTGTAGACCAAGCACCACCCCTGTATAATTTGGGTCTGTATACAACGGACGGATGTATCCATCTCGAACGGCAACAGGTTCGTATTGGGGAATTACCAGCCCAGCACTCAGGTCGCTTGGATGGACTGGTAATCCCCTTATGTCCTCATGTTCTTTCCAGTTTGCGGTTGCGAAAAACCACCCAGCGTCCATCGCTTAATCACTACGGTGCTATAGCACCATCGACCAAGAAATTGCTGTCTAAAGCCACCACCACCCAACCCATGTCTCTTGGGTGTGTTGGCATGTTCCTCACAAGCGGTAAAGGTCTAATGACATCCCTTACGACAAAACTGGGCCTGTCTGCAATAGGCAAATCAGCCACCATAGCAACGGTGTGGGTGGTTTCGCCTACGTTCACATTCAAACCATAGACCCAAACCCTTTTCCCGATAAGGCCTACCGAAGGTTCGGCGATAAGACCGTTATCGTTAATGTATCTGAATGCTACCAAGACGGGGACTTTACCGCCCAACACGTGAACGGTAAGCCTACCGTAGACGCCACCGCCGTCTATGTCGTTTATCTTTTCAGGATAGCTCCCTATAATCCCAAAGGCCCTGTTGCTGTAGTTTCCTTCTCCGCCAACAACCTCAACTGGGTTCCACCCAGTGTTGTGTGCCAATCTGATGGTGTCCAAAACGGGGTTGCTACCGCTTCTTACTCTCCAGCGAACGAAGCAACCCCTGTGTTTGGCTACACCAGTGGTCGGCGTGAAGTTATCAACGTGAATGGTTTCACCAATCCCTTTTACCACACGGGGGGCTACATCTTCAATTGACGGAAATGGCATATTATCACCCCCTTACTGAGACAGCTCAATCCACTTACCGCGAACGATACGCACAATCAGATTTTTATCTTGTGTGATGCCGACAATATAACCTTCAGCGTCCCCCTGCGTTGTTAACACCGCCCCTGCGTAAAGCCAATATGTGGTTCCACTCACAGTAATTGGATAGTTTTGTGGAAAGAACCGAACGGGTTTCCCGATGTTAGATGGAACGGCAATCGAAGGGTCTTTCGCTCCACCAGCATTAATAGGCTGAATGATAAGTTCCCTGTGTGGAACACAAATCGCCACCGAAACACGCTTGGACGGCGTCTGCCCAGCATAATCTATTCGGCTGGATAACACAGGGTCTGTTATCTCTTGGTTGCTACCTACCGTTACACCCAACAAGGTAGTAACATTGTGAAGCATTGGGTTGGTGTTTGGTCTGTTACTCCCCGTTCCAAAAATAGGAATAACACCGCCGTTGGTGGTGTCTACTCTGACAAAAATACCTTCTCCCCACAGACTTTCAGGAAGCGAACCAGTAAATGGTAGCTTCCTTACTTCCGAAAAGTCTGCAGGACGCACAGGCGTAAAATACGACATGATGTTTCACCCCCTACTATTTCGCTAACGGATTTTCCGCAAAGAAGAAGGTGCGTCGGTTCGGTTGGTGTTCCGCACCTTCTCTCTTCATTTCTTCTTCTGCTTCTTCTATTTTTTGGTTAGCCATACGCTTATACTGTCGCCGTTTGGCCTCAAGCTCTCTTTCCGAAACCTCTTTAGGACGCCTCATCAAAATCAGAGTGCCATAGGTTACGGTTCCGTCTTCTCTCCTCTCACCGCCCCACGTAGGGATTTCCCGTTCGTTGCTAACACGAACAAAATCAAACCCACGCATCTTCATTTGACTAATGCTGTTTCCATCACTTTGGGAAACCCAATAATAACTCCACCCATCGTCGCTGTGCTTGGCGTTAAGCGGACTTACTCCTACATAATCAAATGCCGTTCGTTCGTTTACCTCTATAGACGGCGTTTCGGTCGACGCCCCAACTTCGGTGCTTTCTGTAGTGCTGTTAGCAACCTGTTGAACGGTTACTTCAGTTTTGGTTTCTTCATTAGTCTTCTTCATTCCTCACTCCCCCTTTGGCAAACTCCCGCACTAGTCGCTTCTTTAAGCTGTTGGGGTCTAATTTTAGCTTTTGTGCCAAACCCTCAATCTCCGCAGAAGAATAAGGCAACGGCACAAAATTGCTTTCGCGTCTGCGCTCACCGACCAAGCTCTCCATCACTTCTGTAAGCACAGAACGCTTCTCTGCTTCTGCCTTCATGCCCTTGAGTGCCCACATCAGCACCTCAATGGTCTCCCGCTTCCGCAGTTCAGTAGGCAGTTTGTCTACGATTTTGATAGCGTCGTCTTGGACTGACTTTAGAGACGGATTGTCGCGAACAATACTCTCTACAACCCCAGCCTGTGGGACGTTCGCTAACGCTTCGCGAATGCGACGGTCTACTTCTTTCAAAACAATGTTAAGCAAATCGCTCACCGTCGCATTCTCGTCAAGCTGTATCTCAGGCTTCGCTTCGTTCGCTTTCGGCTCAGCCTCAACGTGTGTCTCTGCAATCTTCTGAGTTAATTCGCGGTATTTCTCTTCCTCTTTCTTTGCCTCTTCTACCGTCTGCTGAACCAGCTCTTGAATGATGTCCTCGTAGGTCTTACCTACCACCTCGTCCTCTTTCTCCTCAGCAGTGGCGGACGGCTGGTCGCTGTCCTCTTCCTCTGTTTCTCCGCCAATGCCGAGTAACTGCTTAAACTTGTCCAGCATTGTTCATTCCCCCTTGTAAGGTTTGGATTATGCTCTGTATGTCAATCGGGGACTGTTCTTCTGGTTTCTCCCCGATTATCAGCCGATAGTCCACGTCAAACGCTGTCAGCACCTGCCTCAGTAAATACCACTGCGCCTGCTTGTTCTCTGCGAACAACGGCTCCTGCGCCAATAGGTTCCTCAAGAGTATCCACTTCTGTATCTCCATCTGTCTGTTGGTCAAGACCGTATTAAAATTATACTCAAATCTGTGAAGGATGTCAAGGGGTTCTATCAATTGCAATGGATTTGGCTTGGGATAGCAAATCTGCG